GGCTTAGTTCTCTCGGACTAAGCTGCAGTCGATTAAACTGCTCCGAGCAAATCTATGCGTTCAAGAGACGTCAACTTTACAGACCCATTTATTCAGGGAAATTACAACGCCTCCGGCCAACCTATACTGAATGGTAACTACTTCAATCAGCAAGTTGGCAATAGAGACGATGACTTCTCTTTTAGTGGGTTTGGAAGTAATGACCCTCGAAAACGCAAGGCCTTCAACCCCGGTAGTTATACTATTACCAGGGGATTCAAGAAGGCAACCGGTAAGTACCGCTACATACGAAAGGATTACAATCAATTCCAGAATCAGTGGTATTTTGCTACTGACTATAGAAGTGAAGGTATCCTGGATAGTGGCGGGAATAATGGTGCTTGGGTAGTACTCGCTCCCCAGCAAGAAGCAAACCTTGCGTCGGTCACCTACAACAATGCGCTAAAGGACCTCTATTCGAAGATACAATCTTCGAATCTGAACCTTTTGCTCACTGTTGGTGAACGCCGCGAGAGTGCGCGTATGCTGGAGAACGTGGTTCGTGCTGCGGGTCGTATTAAGACCCATGTTCGCGCGATCGGAAAACAACTGATCCGGAAGCTCCGTAAGGACTCCACCAATCCCAGCTTGACTGCAGCCAATCTCTGGTTGCAGTATAAGTATGGATGGTTGCCCTTCTACAACGACATCTACGAAGCTACGAAATGGCATTTTCACTTATTCAGTGAGATGCAGTTTCGTGGTAAATCGCGGAGGAAAGTTGAATGGAGGACCAATTCTAGCAATAATTGGGTGCCAAACATTAAAAATGTTTACACTCATAAGTGCCAGTACTTGGTGATCGTTGAAGTTGGTATCGCGAACACAGACGCTTATAACTTGAGCCGTATTACTAGCTTAAACCCTCTAAGTCTGAGTTGGGAGTTACTACCCTTCTCTTTCGTAGTGGACTGGCTAGTGGATATTGGCGGTTATCTGGAACTTATGGAACGATCTTTAGGCACCGGTCTCTCCTTTAAAAGAGGGATGGTTACCCAGATCAACCATATCACTCATCTAGTAGAAGCCGATCCAGCTTTTTCGGAAAGGATGTTCTACCAGGGGGGTGGTTGGTACATGTATGAGTCTTTCGAAAGTCAACTCAACAAGTGCCAGCGAGATCAGATAACTAAGACAAGGTCCATTTTGTCGGGGTTTCCTCGACCAAATGTTCCGGTTTTTCAAGTCAACATGGGAGCTCAGCGAGTGATCTCCGCAGCAGCCTTGGTCCGCCAGGTACTGCTCGGTAACGTTCGCGGTAAAACGTGGTAACACGTAGCTCTTCCTCGTAATTAAACTAGGAGTTCTACATGCCCGCACGGGCGAATATCACCGTTAACGACGGAAAAGCGACTCCGGTCGCCCATACGTTCAACCCATCGGAAGATGGAGAAGTGGACCTGTTCGAAGATAAGTCCGGTGGCGTAGCCATCGGATATCCTTTGATCATGGTTCGTTTTCGCCGACCGACCTCTCCTACGAGCGGTCAGAACAGCGGAAACAACCGCGTGTATCGGATTCAGCTTAATTTTGCTTGGCCGGTACTCGAGGTTACTTCTGCATCGACTGGCACTGGAATTCAACCTGCCCCGACTGTCGCGTATGTTCTACGCAGCAATCAGGAATGGCTGATTCCCGAGCGATCTGCCCTCGCCGACCGAAAGGATCTGCGAGCGATCGTGTACAACACCCTTGCTAATGCCGACATCAAAAAGGTGTTGGAAGAGCAAGAAGCCTTCTGGTAGCCACGTGGCTTTCAGAGTTTACTCACTTTTTAGGAGCTTACAATGAAAGTCACTATCGTTACCAGCCTGTCTGGAAAAGAGATCTTTCGCTTTTCCGATGTCTTTCCCATGAGTTACCCGGGCTTGCTCGGGATACTTCTTGGGTCAGCTGACAGTTTGGCCCCACAAAGCCGAGCCGCGTATTGGAACCCAAACGCTTATGATGTCAAGCGGGATGATCGTGCCCGCTTGAGTCTTAGCGTTGAGGACAATGACGGCAACGAGCTAGTGGTGATGAGCGACGTTATCGAGGCTGTTTGGCGTATTAACCAGGCCATGATTATCCGGCCTGGAAATTACCTTGCAGCTGACCTTGACGCTAGTGGTGTAGAGAAGCTGTTCGACGGAGATCGGTTTCTACCCGATCTTGAAAACGCCGAACAGATCGACTCGAACACCTTCTTTTTATATAGCGATGAGGTCGTCGATGTCACTGATGAAGTAAACGCAGCATTCCGAAAGGATGTTGAATTTGCTAATCAGAACTTCCCCGAGGACGAGATTTCTGCCGAGGAATTACTTTCCAAGGCAAAGTCTGGTAACTCGGATGAGGATGCGTACCTCGAACTGCTCAAAAAGCAGCTAGAGGAACTCAAGAAGGCTCGCCTTATGGGCAGTCTTTTTGATAACGAATCCTTCTAACAGAGGTTGCTCATGGTTGTACATCCGCAAGCCGATACCTTCTTAGGCAAGGCCTTTTTCGCGTATGCGAAGGGGGCGGATACGCCAGTTTCACTTGCTTGCTGGCTGCTCTTCAAATATGGCGAACATGAACAACTCGCCAGAAAAGAAGTGCACCCGCAACAATACAACTCGCTGCGAGAGTTTCGTCGTGATTACGCCGTGGTCAAGTACCTTTCAAAGTACAAAGGCCTCGATACGAAGATCGACGTTGCTCAAGTGGCTACGGATGCTTGGTTGCAATCCGAGCGAACGTGTAAAGAAACGAACGACAGAATCCGAGGGGCGAGGCTTCGTGGGACAAACCCACGCGTTGAGGCGGTTATGTTTACCGCTAAACGTAAAATAGCTTCGCTTCTCGGCCCCTGTTCGTATCTTAGCGCGTTTGCTAGTTGTAGATGGGGGCCAGGTGCAACCTTTTCCCTTAAAGGGGAAGAGGCCACACTGGATGACAAGATTCGGGAATACCCGATCAGCGTCACGAAGAAGGCGCTGCCTTTACTCCGTATACAGATTGAATCCGATCCGCACTGGTTCTCAGCTATGCTGGGACTCGATGTGGACGGACCGTTCTGTATGCTCCGATCCTGTTTCAAGATCGTAGAGGGGTGTAGGGCGACGCTTGTTGACAAAAACGCAAAGACAAAACGTAGTATAGCTATCGAGCCGACTGGAAATATCTTTCTCCAGTTAGGTATCGGTCGCTATTTACGGAGTCGTCTGAATCGTTGCGGTGTCGATCTAAACGATCAGACGCGCAATCAAGAGCTCGCCCGTGAGGGGTCCTTAACAGGACTCCTCGCTACGCTTGACCTGAGTGCTGCGTCAGACACTGTTAGTACGGAACTCGTTTACGAGTTACTTCCGATAGACTGGGCGATGTTACTCGACCAGGTCCGCAGTCCCTACGTCCAATGGCAAAAGGGAAACTGGC